CCTGTTGCACCAGTTGAACCTTGAATACCTTGAGAACCTGTTGCACCTGTTGGACCTTGGATACCTTGAGAACCCGTAGCACCTGTTGCACCTGTTGCACCAGTTGGACCTTGAATACCTTGAGAACCCGTAGCACCTGTTGCACCAGTTGAACCTTGAATACCTTGAGAACCTGTTGCACCTGTTGGACCTTGGATACCTTGAGAACCCGTAGCACCTGTTGCACCAGTTGAACCTTGAATACCTTGAGAACCTGTTGCACCTGTTGGACCAATAGGACCAGTTGGACCTGTTACTCCTGTTGGACCAGTGACACCTTGAATACCTTGAATACCTTGAATACCTTGAGAACCAGTTGCACCAGTTGGACCTGTTGAACCAAAACCTCCACTAATAGTAACATTTCCAGTTAAACCATTTACACTTGAAACACCAATAACATTACCTACACTTCCATTGAAAGAAGTAACAACATATTGTCCTCTCCACTCTGTTCCTGTGTAAGAAAGAGCCTGATTAGTTTCCGGTGCATCTTCAAAATTTACATCTAATATATCATCAAGATAAAGGGAAACGGAACCTGTTTTACCGTTTAACGATGAAACATATTCAGTTGGCGTAGCACCTGTTGGACCTTGAATGCCTTGAGAACCTGTTGCTCCCGTAATACCTTGAGAACCTGTTACACCCTGTGAACCTGTAGCACCTTGAGAACCTGTAGCACCTGTGGGGCCAACCTGAGTATACATAACCTGATTTGCTGAAAGAATTACAGAAGGAATCGCAGGTCTGGTTGGGTTTGTTCCTGCGGCATCTGCGATAAATTCTAAACGGGTATCAGATGTTCTCCACATCAATTCAACATAATCATTCGCATTAAGATTCAACATATAGTTCCACGCAGCAACTGTTTTGGCTGCGGCTGCGCCGCCGGAAACAGTTACGATAGTGTTGCTATCTGGAATATCTGATCCATTCTTGCGGAACCATATATCAATAGTGTCTGTACCGGATCCAGAAACTCTGTCCGCCTGTGCTGAAAACTCAATATTATATACACCCGAATGGCTGAATGTAATCCTTGAATTGGAAACAATACTTACACCATTAGAATTCGGATCTGTATTGTTATAGGTAATTGGATAAGCACCAGTTGTGCTTGATGCTGCTTGATCTTGGGTTGACCAAAAACTACCCCAATAACCTAACGCCCCACCTGCTCCTGTTGATCCGGCAGGACCAGTAGCACCAGTCGAACCCTGTGGACCAGTAGAACCTGTATTGCCTTGAGAACCTGTAGCACCCGTGACACCTTGAATGCCTTGAGATCCTGTTGCACCTGTTGGACCAACAACTGTTGATGCAGCACCAGTGGCTCCTGTTGGACCTTGAATGCCTTGAGATCCTGTTGCACCTGTTGGACCAACAACTGTTGATGCAGCACCAGTGGCTCCTGTATTTCCTTGAATACCTTGAATACCTTGTGAACCAGTTGCACCAGTTACACCAGTTGGTCCAACCAAACCACCAGCAAACTCTATCCATTGTGAAGAATCGCCATCATCAACATAGAGAAAAAGGGAACCCAAACTACTGTCAAGCCACATATCACCAGATGTTGGTCCAGAGGGGGCTGTTGGACCAAATGTAAAGGCGTTACCACCAACAACAGGTTCTGTATTTACATTCCAACCATATCCATTCCATATCCACGACCTTCCGCCCGTTGCGTAGATCTGATCGAGTGTTGGTCCTGATGGAAAGTTTAGTGGCATCTGTTATATCGCCTGTATCCATTGATTTGTATCACCATCATAAATGTAGATATATTCTATTCCTGTGTTTGAATCCATCCATCTTGTGCCAACTGTAATTCCGCTCGTTGGGGGGGTTGTCTGGTAGAAGAAGTTTGGATCAGCCGTTCCTCCTCCATAAATGGCTATCATCTCCGAGAATGGACGGTTGACCCATCTACCCAATTCTTGGTCATAGACAAGAATATCGTCTCCAGTTGCGCCAGTTATTGCCGTGTCTGCAAGAGAACCCAGAGTCAACCCTTCAACAGAGAATGTGATGGCATTACTAGCAGAATTTCCGGTGATTTTTGTTCCAAAGCCAGATTCAAATGTAATAACATTAACATCACGCAGGAATCCGCTGCTGTCTATGATAGAGGTGATTTTACCTAAAACTGTGCTCTTTATTGTTGCTCTTGGAACTGCTTGAATTTCTGTCGCAAGAACATTTTCTGCTTTTCCTAGAGGTTCAATGTAGATTGTTTGAACAGCACCGAGGAATCCTTCATTAACAGGAATTATATCACTTGATGTTAAAACCGTATTAACATTTCCGATAGTTGGACTTAGACTCTGTAGTGTTGGTCTTGTGATAGTCCTAGTCTCTGCTGATGCTTCTCCGTTGAAAGCATCATCATCAAAGAACTGACTACTAGGTGCGAAAGAAGAACTTCTAAACGAACTTGTTCCAAATATGGTATTTGCAAGATCAATGCAATCTTCTGTCCATGCCCCAACACACTTAGGTTTTATTGCATATAGTCTAAAAAGAGTTGTATCTGACAGAGAGTTTTTATATTGGCTAAATTCCGTTGGATACAGAGTGGTGAAAAGTGAATCTATTTTTCCAACATTAGTGATTATCGTTTCATTATCAGACAAACGATTATCTGTGTAGTAGTCAAACATTCTCTGCAACTTATCCTGAAGCCATACAGAAACCGTTGGATTTGTCGAGTTGAATCCATTTGCATCTGCTGCTGTTGAACCTGTGAATGCAAGAAGTGTGTCACGAACAAACAGTTTTCCTACAGGAAAATTTGTATTATATTCTGCTGCGAATGAACCGCTCCTGATAATATCACAACACTGTGCGAATACTAATCCAAAATCCGTAAGAGCAGCATTAGTCGGAGGATCTGCTATTTCTTCTCCACCTCCACCGCTAGAGGTGCAAGTTGCGTTCTGAAAGGGATATGTGGAATGTGGATCAAATTGGGAACTGGCGTAAACATATGCACTAGTATCCGATAATCCTTGTGGGCTTTTTAGTGTCAATTTACCAAAGAGGTCTTGACCTATATTTGAAGGGGTGATAGTTTCCGATTGTTCAAAAAGACCCCAATCATCGCATCCTGTTCCACCCGCCGCTGATTTATAATTCTGAAATAAAGAGTTGGAGTAGAAGGCAGAGAGTTGAGGCAATAGATGACAAGGAGTTCCAAGATGCGACCAAGAGTCTCTGCAATTGCCAACAATTGTATTTGCGTTTGCTCCAAAGAAAAGAGCATGATTGATTGTGAAGAATCTGTAGATGAATGCGGGATGTACTCCCGCATTCAGTGCGGCCAAAAAGCCACCTGGAGCAGTTAAGAAAGGAATGTCTGCTACTTCATCAAACCAACCAGGATCATCTCCATAACCGCCATTTTGCTTGAATCTATTTTGGAATGGTAATATATTAGAACTGATAATTGGTTGGGGTGGGTCTTGGGTATCCACTATTGATGCCCAATCAGGAATAGACCATAAGTCATTTTGACCGGGAGAAAACAGAGCAGAATATATGGAATCTGCTATAGTCTGTAAATCTGATCCGGTATCAGCCCAATTTATTCCTTCCCACCAGTTTCCTTCAACAGGTGTACCGGCTCCATACTTTAAGAAATAGTCTTCGGCGGAAAGATAAAAAGAAGAATTGAAAAGAGAAAAATCGGTGTCTTCAGACGGAGTAACAAAGAATATATTTCCTGTTCCTCTTCTTGTTTTTGCATAGAAATTTGTCGAGACATTGGGAACTTCTGTTTGGTCGCCTTGTCTACTGAAACTGAATGAGTTGTTTATACCCTCAACCACGCCATCGGAATCAAATTCATTGAAATCTGTATTGCTTCCGAAAGAAATTTGAGAGATAAGAGTTTTTGTTGCAGTCAATCCTCCCTGAGTGGGACTGTTGTTATTTGCAAATCTAATAACATTAACATAACTACCACAATCCAGTCCAACAGGAACTACTTCTGACTGTGGCTTGAATGTTAAACCTCTTTCACTAGACACAGGAAGAGCAAATGGAGGATAGGCAATGTTATCTACATTGACATTTGACGAAGTAAAAGAGAGTGTTGCTCCGCTTGCAGTACTCTTATATACAGCACTTCCCAAAAGATTGCTTCCATGATTATTTGCTGCATAACGGAAAGAAGAATCAAGATAAGAATTAGTACCAAAAATTGTTGGCTTTATCTTTGAAAGAGCATTCCAACTGTAGAGTCTAAAATCAGCAACAACACTCTGTCCTGTTCCTCTTTGCAGCGGAGAATCCGTGGCTGAAGCAAAATCAGCACCAGACGAAACTCCTTCAGCATAATATGTGTAGAATTTTTGTATTGGACTATCTTGAGATACTCCAAATGCTTCTTTTGTCCATAATCCCTCAAAATTATCAAATTCTCCACTTATCTGTAAATCTCCAACACCAGAACCTATTCCTCGCATTCCCAAAGATGCTAGTGGAGTAAAATAAGGGAATACAACTCCATTTTCTTTTGTTATACCTATCCCTTCAAATCCTATTTCTCCTGATGCCACAAGTCCTTTGAGACTCACAGAATCTATGGCGAGAGATCCTTCTCCCTTGAAAGCGTCTGGAAATGCTGTGTCATATTTTTTGTCAATAGTGTTTCCAAAGGCAGATGCGTCTAGATATCCTTCTAGATCACTGTTGTATCTTGGAAGAATATTCACATCGTGATAATCTTTTGTTATAGGTCTTATTGGATAATAAACTCTGCTCTTTAGACCTGTTCCATCCCAATACTCGTAGCAAAGATGGTCGTGAATTCCTTCAAGTCTGTCGAAAACTTGCAAACCATCGTCATCAATGCCCGCTTCAACATGAACAAATCCTTCTCTATATGTTTTAGAACCATCAGCCTCGACTTCTCTCCAAAACATCCAAGACATTGGATGTACTATTCCTTGAGAATAAGCAGTTCCTCCAGGTGTTGCACTTTCTAGAAATTCAGTAAATGTTGTTAGATTACAGCCTATCTCTGGTGGCTCTGGTGGTATAAATCTGTCTTCACCGATTGGTGCTTTGACTACTTCATAACCCCACTGACCCAATTCCGAATCTTCTCTGTATACAAAAGAAGCAGAACAAGGATTATTAAAATTTAGAGATCGTAAAGAGGCAGTACCTCCTGTTACAAGAGTTACAATCTTTTGATTTGTTCCTAAAAGCAATGCCATTGTGTCAACAAATCCACCAGCGGGATCTCTTGGTCCAAAGAAAGGATCTGGAAGTGCTATTCCGTAAAGGTTAAGTGCAAGATCTTTCCCTGAAAGGGTTGCACCACCTGAAATTCCTTTGAGTAGAAACTCCTGAACAAGTGCATCGTTTGAAATTCCAGGAGACTGAACAAAATAAGAACCAGAATTTATTCCACCAGTTATTGCATTAAGAAGAAATCTTTCTCCAGACAATCCTCCATCGAATCCGTATGATGCTCCGTAACCTTCCCAAAATGTATTTGGATCAAGACCAACAATGGCAAAATTTGGATTATTGAATACCTGATCTAGGCATCCATAATTATATCTGTCTAGCAGAGGGCTGTATGTTCCTCCTTCATCAATGAAATTGGTCATCCGCAAGAAATTATATTCAATCGTTCCATCAGTATTGACTTCATTGACTCCATATGTTAGTCCTGTCCATATCTTAAATAGTACATTATTTGCTATTCCTAAAGTCACAGAGTCTGTATCTTTAAACACTACAGATTCTATTCCATCCTCTGCTCCAAAAACTGTGTCTCGGAGTTGCGACCACTCAAGAGGAACAGTCTTATCCAGACCAAGAAAGGCACTATTTACCCTAACAAGAGGAAATGTAACTCCAAGAGCCGAATCGTATCCAAAGAAAGGAATAGGATTTTCGTTTATTGGATTGTTTGGCACAACGGACTGAATATATCCTGTTTTTCCACCCCAAATTATTTTTCCATTGTTGTATGTGCTGTCTCCATATACTTTCGCATAGGTGTTTTCTGAACACCAATACGGAACAGGTCTTACTTCTAATTTAGAACCATTGTCTAGAGTTCTTCCGTCAAGTGCAATATTTTCTCCGTTAGTCATAAACGGAAAAGGATAGCAACCAATATCAATGGTTTTTCTCTGAATTAGAGAACCAAGACTAGGACGCATATTCTCCACAGGAGCAGCGTTTAGTAAGTTTATAACATATGCATTTACAACATACGGTCTAGGTTCTGCCATATTATCTCCAATAATTCATTCTTATGTAGACACTAATCTATCGGCATAGTATGCAGCGGGAGAAGAGTATTGAGAAGGTAATACTTCTTTTTTAAGCATACCTGTTGTGGTTAGATTTGCACCAGGTGGAGAAACTTGCCCATTTCCAGTATAACAAGGATTTGATGGGTTGTTTCTAGCAATACACTGGCATATCTGTATACCCTGTCTATCGCAGAATCCTGCACCTGAAGCCAAAAATTCACGATATTTTTCCAAACCACACATAGGATAACATCCATTGCGGAATTCACCGCTATGGGTGCTTTCTTCTGCTGCAAGAGATAGATCTGTATCGCTAACAGAACCAGAAGATGATCTAGAAACTCCGCAGCACGGAATACGATCTTCCCAAAGCCCATCCTCTGGACCACCATCACTAGGAGGACCTTCGGTAGTAACTGAAGGAGGTTCTGTTGTTCCTGGTGGAGATGTTGTGTCTCCAGTTTCTCCACCCCCACCATCTCCCTCAATATCTGGTGGTGGAAAAATTATAGGAGGAGGAGCAATGAGTGGAGGCACAACAGATGGCAACTGTGGTGCACTGTATCTTGCTGGTGGAGGAGGAAGAGGCGGTGGTAGAACAGGAGGTCTAGGTGGAGCAGGAGGAAGAGGTGGTTCTCTTCTTCTTGGTCTGCTTGGAGGATTTGGTGGATCTGTAACAAAATCATCACAAGAACAAGTATCATCTGGTTCCTGATAGTTTGTTCTTTCTAGAATTCTTCTTCTAAAAACTTCAGCGATTTTTGCACGGGCAATTTCTTCAAGATTTATTCTTGAATTTCTTTGATTTTGAGAGTTGGTATTTCTTGGATCTGTAGCCATTTACTGCACCTTTGTACCAAAAAAACTATTGAGAACAGAGGAAATAGGTCCACCGCCTATAAGATCGTTAGATATCCTCTGCCCAAGAGCAAATCTTTCAACATATCTTGATTCTTTACAATAGTTTGTATCATCTCTATTGATGAGACAATATATTTCCGCTGTAAGTCTGTCAACTCCGAGAGAGTATTCATATGCTAGTGCCAACGCCGCATCAATTCCCTGTTGACCTCCAATAGAATTTTTCACAGAAACAATGTGGTCAACAATACCAGAAAGACCAAAACAAACAGGATCTAGACCAGTGCAATTAAGATAAGTACACGGATCGCAGCATCCAGGACCACATTCAACTGTTCTGTTAACACCATCAAGAAGCGGATCAATTGAAGATATTATGCTACCGAAAGGACCGAATTCACAATCGGTTTCTCTTGCCATTTCGCTCTTTGCCGTACAGTAGTTTATGCTCGTAAGTAGTCTGTTGTAAAAATCCGCAATATTCGAAAGACACCCAACACTAGATTTATCGGAAGAGGTTGTGGGAGAAGAGCCATTGCTTCCTCCAACAACAACTGATTTTCTTGGTGGTGGTGGTGTTGTTGTCGAAAAAACAGCATCGTATCTGTTTAATTCTTCGATTTCGCTATTTACAACACCTGACAGTTTATTCGAGTGTTTCCAATATTGTACCAATGCTAGTTCTAAATTTTGCAATTTAAGTTGAAAGAGATCTTGATAATCTTGTGATATGATGTCATTACCAAACAATCCATTGGTGTTTAATTTCTCTATAGCCGTACTAACAGATCTATAAACAGAACGAAGTTTAGTCTCAACAGGATTGCTGAATCCCTTTCCTGTTACAACGGCATTAACAAATGCCCTCTGTTCTGCACCAAGGCCAACACCATCAAATGTTATGTTTGGTTTTTTGTTAATCATAACGATCCGATGACTCCTCCAATGCTAGGACCAAAATTCTCAAGATTTATGTTTCCTCTGTTTTCCTGATCGCTTCCTGGATTTCCACTTCCTTGTACTGGTCCCTGTCCTCCTTGTGAAGCAGGACTATCTCCACCAGGGATTCTTAAAGTGAAATCCAATCCAACATAATTATTCAGAAGACCAATAGCACCTCTTGTTGTTATTTCTGCATTTCTTACAACAGTTTTTTGTTGACCTTCAACGATATCAATCTTGTTTCCAGCGATGTATCTTATTTCACTACCATCAATTCTTTGGAAGTGGTTTCCACCGATATAAGATCTCATGTCTCCACGCAACAATTCAACATTCATATCACCATCATCAACTCTGATATTTGAGTTTCCTCTCATCACATGGATGTTGACATTTCCATAGGCAACAATAATATCAGTATTTCCTCCCTTAAAGAAATTCATACGAGGAAGACCACGATATCCACTATAGAATTTTACATTTTCGTCTATCTGTACTCCTTCAGGGAATTTAACGGTATAGTTTCCTGAAAAGATATCTCTTTCTCTTTGTGGATCTATGAAAAATTGGGAATCTTCTAGACTTTCTCCAGATGGAAGTTCTGTATCGTCTGTCCACCAACCTGGACCACCTGTTTCTCCTGTTCCCAAGAATCCAGGTCCATATACGAAAGGATCATCATCAGATCCACTAATACCAGAAGCAGCCGCTGGTCTACCTGAAAGAGGATCTCTTGGATAGTAAAGTGCTTCGGCATTTATAATTGCTCTGAAACCTCGCTCACCAAAGAAGATAGAATTGCCACCAACAACAGTATTGTTGTCTCCAAGTACATGGGTGTACTTATCATTTACAACTTGTTCTACTTTTGTTCCTGTTTCTAGTATTTCTTCAGAAGTTCCAAGACGGTGAGCGATCTTTATACGCTCTCCTCCATTGGTATCATCAAACTCCATGATGTGTCCCGATTCGCTTTCGTACACATGATTATAAGGATACTGTCTTGTTTGAGTTGTTCCCTTTGGTTTGGTGAAAATCCAAGGACTGTTTGCGTCTACTGTGTATTTCGGTTTTCCATCAGATCCTATTTCTTCTTTAACATATTGACTTGTTGCGCCGAATATTCTTTCAAAGTATTCATTTCCTCGCATACTTGTTGTTGTTTCAAATCCAAAGAAAGGAGAGTTTCCTGTTCCTCCAAAGAGATCAGAAGGCTGTGTGTCCTCTGGAAGAGAGGGCAAACCACCCAACACACCAAAGATTCCATTTCCTGTTCGGAATCCACCACCAGCACCAAGATCTAGGCTCTTGACTCCTTCTTCAGTTAGACTTGCAGGATTGCCACTCTCCGCAAGAAGATCAGCAATATCATAACCTATAAGAGGAATTTCATAGGTTGGTCTGAACTTTGGAACGGGAAGAGTTGTTCCAATAGAAGATCTGTCTATTATATACTCTTGGAGTATCTTTGAACCATGTGTTGGACCACTTCCTCCTGCAAGCGTATTTCTATCGGTTAGAGGAGAAATAGATCCTGTTGGACCTCCCCAATACCGTGGATAGATGTTTCCATAGTGAGAATTAGAGTGACTTATTCCTTTACCATAGAAATCATATTCATACTTTGCAATACCACCAACTGTTTTGAGATTTTTGTTACCAAACAACCCTTGTCCAGGATCAAAAGTCTCTCCGACATAGTGACCCGATCTTGGAGAGTATTTGCCTATCTCCCCTGTAGGACCCAAAAGATTCTCGTTGGGCAAATAGTATCCAGCGGTTGCAACAGTTAGTCTTGGATCACCAAATCCATAAGATGAACCAGGCGGTCCTTCTGTTGGAATTCCCTGAATTGATCCAAAGATAACAGGCTGTTGTGCAAGAGATCCATCACGAAAGAATCCTATAACAACCGATCCTGGTACTAATCCTGTGCTCGATATTCCAATACCAGTAGTGCTCGCACTGGTGACTGGCATGATTGGTAAAGCCCAAGGCAAATCTTCTGTTGGTAAAAATGCCTTATCGGGATTGTGCCATCCTATAATTCGTACACGAACACGACCAACCCGCATAGGATCGTGAACATCTTCAACGACACCTTGCCACCATATGAACTGATTTTTTGAGATATAATCCACTGCTCCCATTTTTACGCTCCAGGTGTTGCATCAGGTTCAGATCCATCCGATAGTACGGAATCTCTAGAGATAGTCACTATGGATTTGTATCCGTCTCTAGAGATGAAATGGTTAACGGCAGTAACAAGATATTTACCGCTGATATATCTATCCTTTTCTACCGTATTGTAGATAGAACCATCATATTCAACAATATCTCCAACTGTAATATCGCTGTTTCCTGATACAGTTAGTTCAACGCTAAATGTATTAATCTGTTGCATCATTGATCTACGCTGAAAACTATATTCTCCTTCATGGGTGTCATAGAGTTTCCACGCTTGTTTACCGCCAGCAAGTGGAATTCTTTCAGAATGTAGTGCTGCGTTGGTAAAGCAAACTCGATTTCTTCCTAAAGGATACTGAAAAAGTTCATTATCATCAGAGAGAAGAGGAAACTTATTCAGGTGTTGCGTCTTTGGAAAACTATCAAGATATCTTTTTCCCCAAGAAGGAGTCCTGTTTGGTTCATTTGATATAAATGGCTTAAATGTCTTGTATAAGATGTCGTATTCTGAAAAATATTCACCATACACACCATCTAAAGTGTCAATGATTTTATCACCCGTTCTTCTTGGATTAACGGATATTGTTTTATCAAAATGTGCAGCATAGTCCGCAATAGAATCACGCATGATTTTTGATGTTTGGTATTTGTGAGTTCTTCTTGGATTCTCTATCATCTCTGTAATACTTAAAAAGTTGAATCCATCCTTATTTTCAAAGAAAACATAGTTGCATATTTCAGGATTACTTTCGTCTATACTAACAGAGGCAAGATGATTGATCGCATCAACGGGATTCATATACGGAAAAACAAATTTCATTTCGTTCTTTGTTGAACGACCAACACGAAGAGGCTTCTTCGAAGCCTTCTGACTTTTTATTTCTAGAAAATCATGGTATATTTCGGATGCTATCTGCTCCGTTTTTCCTTTGTATGATCTTGAAAAAGTTGTTAGAGCATTTGCAAAGTATTCAAATGATATTCCTCTTATTGTATAAAAAGCCTTTGGTGGTCTGTCTTCAAAAATAACAGGATCTATTTTATAGATGTAGAAATAGTGTTTTCTCTTTTCGAATTTCCTTCCAGGAAGATCGGGAGTTTTGAACTGAACAACAAGAACTTCTTCTGAACGGAGTCTATTGAGATAGAATCCATCAACATCCTCAAGTGTTATTTCACAAGTTGTGAAATTTCGAAACATATCCTCATAGATTGCAATTCCTCCCCAACGAACAATTCCCTTTGAACCATCGTGAATAATGATAGGGTCGGCTTTACTTCCTGTTCTTGCAGGAACAATGCTTATGCCGTCTATCTGATAATCTAGTGAAGTGGAGTATTCTCTATTTGGCATATCAGGTAGTGCTTATTGAATCTAGAATTTCGGAAACGGTATCTATAACGGTGTTGATAGAGGTTACATCTGTTTCTGGTACAAAGATGTTTCTCTTTCTTTCTTGTAGTTTTTCTTCATATTCTTGATTTGTCACAACTCTAACGAATTCAGAGAAAGCAACAGGAACCGATCCGTCTCTGGCATACAGATAGGAGAGGGTTTGGTTATATGATCCTGTAATTCCTCCAGAATTTCCATAGGTAAGTCCTATTGGGAGCAGCCTTATTCCTCCATCGTCTAGAGTTATTTGTGCAATGGGGTCGATGATTGAACCTTTGACTACAGGCGTTGCACCAGAAAATGTATCTTTGACTGCTTCAAAATGATGGAGTGCTTGTGATCCAGCCTTTTTATGTCCTATTATAAATTGATTTTGACCAAATGCATTTCCGATAGTCATTCCAGCAAGGAATGCTCCTGCTAGAACATCAATTTTTACAGAACTTGTCTTTGCATCCCAACCTTTAATGTATCCTCTTGGTTCTTCTTCTGGAAAACCAGCAGCAGAAACAGCATACACTTTTTCGCCATAATTAAAACCACGACCAAAGATAGGATAGATGTATCCACCAGACTGTCCTTGTGTATATCCCAATTCGGCTGAAGATCCTGTTGGATACACATAATACACATCGTCATAGTATTTGTTGTTTATAAATTCTTGGTAAATATACGAAGACGGTGGAAGATTTGCAAAAAAGGGATCGCTTTCATTATTCAAAATGACAAGAATAGAGTGCAGATCACTTCGGTCGTACAATTTCTTTGATATTATCTCGGGTCTATCTCCGTCTTTTACCTCGTATGTTTTGAGAAGTTCACTTAAATCAGCAAATTTAGGGTCAAGATATATTCTATGAAGAATATCTCTAGCCTCTTTTGTCTTCAAAGAGTCTAAAGGATACTGTATTACGGGTAGTCTTGAGAAATAGTCAAATGCCATTAGATTTCCTTATTTATTGGAATCCATCCAAACCAGTAGCATCATCTCCACCGTACTCCCAATATCCAACATCTTTTGAAAGCAGTTTTGTTTCTGCAAAGGTAATCTGTAGAGATATTTGGGTTGGTATGCCATCGGTGAATGTAATCATTTGCTCTCCTTCGGAGAGTGTAGTGTTTATGTCTTTTATTACAACTTCTTGGATATTATTTTCTATTCCTGTTTGAACTCCTTCAAACGAAATAAGAACTGTATCCGGAAGACCATAGTTTTTTTCGTTTAGAAAAACAGGATAAGATGCCACACGAAAATTATCAATGATTTTCATCATGGCTTGTGCATCTGCTTTGTTTTTTGGTTCAAACTTGTAGTTGAATGTAAATTCACGGGGTCTTGGTTCTTTGTAGTTAAAAAACTTTGGATCTCTTACCGCTCTTCCAACTTTTGCAGCGGCTTGCTGTGCCATCGCTGGTGATATCTTTTCCATTAGTGCTGTGATTGCCGCAGGAAACGAACCACCGTTTGCAATATCAGTCAGTCCACTTAAAAATTGAGCAATACCAGATTTTTGTGCAAACTCATAGTCTTGACCATCTGTTATTTGAAAAGCAGGAGGCATAAATAAAGCAACAGGAGAACGAGACTCCTCGTTTCCGCTTCCCCTTGCCTTTAGAAACTTAAAGAGGACAAAGGGAACTCCCTGTGGTCTAGACGATGGATAAGTAAGCATGGTCCTATTCTCCTTTAATCTATCTATAATAGAAAATCACAATGTCCTATAAAGGATTCTACAAACCCCAAAATCCAAAGAAATACGCAGGAGATGTTTCGAACATAAGATATCGCTCTCTGTGGGAACGCCGATTCATGGTGTATTGTGACACAAATGCAAGCATCACAAAGTGGGCATCAGAAGAGGTTGCAATACCATATAGATCACCAATAGATCAAAAAATCCACAAGTATTTTGTGGATTTTATTATCGAAAGCAAAGATGCCAACGGAGTGAAAAAGGTAACTCTTATAGAGATAAAACCCAAAAAGCAATGCCGTGAGCCAAAGATAAATCCAAATCCATCAAAAAATCAGAAAAGAAACTACATATATGAGTCTGCAACATGGGCTGTGAATCAAGAAAAATGGGATGCGGCGAGAGCATTTGCCAAAGAGAGAGGATGGGAATTTATCATTCTTACCGAAGATGATATATTCTGATATGCGTAAAAATATCAAAACAACAGAATACGGAACAAAGATTGTTCCTAAAGGTAATGGCGAAATCGTTTATGATTTACGCAAGAGTGTAAACTTGCTTCGTGATATGAGCAAAATTCTTCTAAAAGAGACAAATCTAAAGGGCGGATCTTCTAGAGGTGCAGCGGAATGGTTTATACAGGCTATAGAAAGGGGACAGATGATTGTCCCCGAAGAGGAAAGCCTGTTGACAGCAATGATCGACAACGCTAGATCTAGAAAGGCATCAAAAACCTATCTGGAATTAGAGGGAAGAATGTTTGCCTTCATGTATACACCGAGAACTCGTGTTAAATTAGAATATTATGACTTTACTCCTCTTGTTATTACTCTTGGTGTAAACGATTCTGGGAATATTTTAGGAATCAATCTACACTATTTGGAACCAGATTTAAGAGCAGAACTCGTAGATAAAATGTTGTCATTCAGCAATAGAAGATTTGGTGAGAAAATGCCACCCAAAGGAGTTGGAAATTTTATTATTGATTACCAAATGCTCAAATCGGTACGATTAATAATGGGTCTACCTTGTTTGAGGTCATATGATCCTGCTAGGATTATCGGAAATCCTGTACTTATACCTTCAAACGAATGGGGCAATGCTGTCGCTCTTCCTTTTGAAAATTTTGTCAAAACAACAGAAAAGAGAGTATTCCTAGAAACAAGGCTAAAGATAAGAGAATTCATCCGTTCACTAGGAATGGTGGGAGCATAATATGGCAAAGTCGATAACAGATATTGTAACAACTTTAAGAAAAGCAGGAAACTATTTTCTTACATCCGAATACTCTATTGTTTGGAGTGGAAAGAATGCATCGAGACTTAACGAATGGAATGAACACATTGAAGCCATAACAATTCCAGGAAAAACGATACAGACAAGCGACTCTAGAACAGCAAATTCTTTGATAAGAAAAATTGCAACAGATATTACATTTGAAGATATGGAAATAACATGGCGTTTGGACGAAAAACTCACACCGTATCGAATAATAGAAGATTGGCAGTCACAAGCAAAAAACTACAATCTTGCAGGAACAATGACCACTGGATATTGGGATGATTATTGTCTAGGCAACTATTGCGTGATAAAACTTGGCTCCCGTGATATTCCTTCGGTTATTGTTAGAGGGCTGTACCCAACGAATCTACAGAGTATACAGATGGCAGCAGAGGGTGGAGAGTATGTTAAATTCTCCTGTACATTTTCTTGCTTCCTGACTGAATACGGAGTACAAGCAGTTTAAAGCAATAGATACATTATAAAACCATTAACGAAAGGACTATAGAATGGGTTTACCTGTCATCGGAATTCCGAAATATGAAATTGAACTTCCATCAAGCGGACAAAAAGTGGTGTTTAGGCCATTTCTGGTAAAAGAGGAGAAGATTCTTCTTTTGGCTATGGAAGCAGGAGATTTAAAGGCACAAAATCGTGCTCTAAAAGAGATTTTAAAGAACTGTATATTCTCTGATATAAAAATAGAGTCTCTGCCTATGTTTGACATAGAGTATTTGTTTATACAGATCCGAGGCAAATCTGTTGGCGAGACTCTAGAGCCTGTTGTTGCTTGTCCACAATGTGCAGTTTCTGGAAAACTAAAGGTGAAACTAGCCGATATAAATGTTCAAGATGCAAAGAGAACAGAAACTCCATATAAAGTAATGATAACAGATAAGATTGGTGTCACACTTGTGTATCCATCAATGGAATCAATGGAGTGGATTTCGAGTGAAAAATCAATCAAAGAAACAGATCCTGTTCTTATGTTTAAGATCATTTCAAAATGCATAGACACGATTTTTGATGCAGATACAGTCTATAATCCTAAAGAATACTCTGAAAAAGAGTTATCAGATTACATTGAGTCTATTCCATCAGAAGCCTTCAAGAAAATTGTTGAATTTGTATCCGATATGCCTAGAGTAAAGAAACTTGTGCCCTTTAAGTGTCCTTCTTGTGGGTTTGAAAAGGAATTCCTCCTTCAAGGAATAGAAGATTTTTTCGCATCTGCCTCTCCCACAACAGCCTGACAAATTATTACAATTTGAATTTTCAAATGATGCAGCATCATAAATACAGTTTGACAGAAATAGAAAATATGATGCCGTGGGAGAGAGACATCTATGTTTCGCTGCTTAAAAACCATGTAGAGGCTGAAAATAAACGCATGGAAGCAGAGAACGCAAAGATGAAATCAATGAGTAAAAGAAAAAGGTAATAAATGGCTGCACCACTACCGGGAAATTTTGAAGCAACAAGAATGAGAGAATTCCGGCAAGAACTGGATATTCTTTCAAAGACTGTCATTCAAAGAGCAAAACCAAGATTAAAGGAACTAGGTGGTGCATATGGAAGATATAACCGTGCCCTTCAAGAAAATACAGAAAAGATAATCTTTGCAACATCCCAATTGACAAAGAGTGGTTCTGGTCTTTCTAATGAAGCACAGAAAATTTTGGAAGCAACAATGTCCTACATGGATCGGTCTGCGATCAGGACAAGAATGACTATAAGAAAGTCTCTTGAAGAAAGAAGTCTTTTTGAAAGAAAAATCTATCTTCTAGACAGAGCGATGGAAGATGCGAAGGAAAAAGAAAATAAAGAAGAACTCCAAAGACTAGAAAAGTTAAGAGCAAGACTTGTTGAAGAAATGTCGCTAGAAGATCGCTCTCGTCAGAGAATGCGATCTACACAAGAAGATTTCCTCATAGCCAGAACAGACTACGAACGAGAAGCAGCACAGGCCAGAGCAAGTGCCATCATAAGAGCAGACGAAATACTCTTACAGATGACAATCAAGCAGCGCAAAAAGTTAGAAGCAGAGGGAAACAAGAATGCAGAACTCTTTTTAAAGAGAGAACGAGATCTTGCCACTGCAATTGAGAGCAATAAAAAACTTCAAAGCGAAACTCTTGGCTTGTATAAAGCAGGGATAAAGGGTTTTGCTGGAGAGATCCTATCGAAATCGTTTACAGGTGGATTGATTGGTGCTCTTTTCAAGGGACAGGGCTTTGCTGAACTAGTTCCAAACATAGGAATGGCTCTTCTAGAGCGTTCTGGTGTATTGGATAAATTTGGTGGAGGAATGGCAACTTTCCTCTTGGGAACAGAAAGCGAAGCAGGAAGAAAAGCAACACAGGCAGGAGCAGAAACTGCAAATATTGTTGCTCAGGGTTCGCAAGATATGAGCAAACTTGCAGAGGCAGGGCTGAATCCTGGATCTATCTACACCCACGATCTACATCTAGAGAAAGTATTGGCCGACATAGGAAAGGCTTTAATGAAAGATTCAGTGCAGCCTTCTGGTGCCGGAGCAGCCGTAGTTCCAGGTGTTGCTGATGCGGGAATGCCAAAGAAAAAAGGTATTATTGGATTACTCTCTGGTGTTGCAACAGGTGTAAAGAAATTTGCATCGAAGGATATATTCAAAGGTGCGCTGGGTATGCTCAGTGTTGGAACCTCTTTGGCTCCATTTGCAACAGCACTTGTTGCTCTTTCTTCTGTTCCAGTTACTAGTCTTCTTGCTGCGATTGCCGCTGTCGGAATCGTCGCAACAGCAGTAATTGTATTTGGTAAATTCAAAACCCAAATAGTAGAAGGAGCAATGGCAATGGCTGCAATTGGAGTAGCCCTTATCCCTGCCGCTCTAGCATTTAACCTTATGGGTTCTATTGATACAGGGTCGCTTTTTGGTGCTATAGGAGCGATACTTGCTATATCGGGTATTGTTGCGATATTGGGTCTTCTTGTCTCTGGACCACAAGCAGCAATAATGGTAGCAGGAGCAGCAGCACTGGCAGTTCTTGGTCTTGCTCTTATGCCCTTTGCACTGTCATTAATGCTTTTAGGAAGTGTTAATGCGGGAAATCTTACAGCACTCGGAGGGGCACTTATGAGTCTTATTCCGCCAATTGCTCTATTGGCAATAATGGGACCATTGCTCACATTGGCAGGATTGGGTATGCTTATGCTAGGAACAGCAATGATTCCTATGGCACTCGCTGTGAATTTGCTTAATCCTGAATCTGTTCAAGCAATGAGTACGCTGCTAACAGCAATAGCAACAACGGCTCCAATGCTAGTGCTTGCCGCATTTGGAATTGCCGCCCTATCTGCTTCTTTGATACTATTTGGAACAGCAACGGCTATTGCAACAGGCATGATAGCGGCAACGCAGGTTGCCAGTGCATTTGCCTCATTCTTTGGAATGGGAACAGTCAGCGTTCTAGACCAACTCTTTGGTTTGGCTCAAGTGAGCGGACAACTAATGCAAACAGCAACCGCTTTGAACATGATCGCCAGTGCTATACAGTCAATCGCAACTGCATTTGGTCAATTAGGAAATTCAGAGGCAGCATTAGAAACAATTGAACAGATTATATCTCTAGATGCCACACAGATTCAAACTCTTCAGGATGTTTCTATGGCTATGGATAGAATCATGTCTGCAAACCAACAATTGCGTGGCGAGAATCAAGCAGCACAAATAGGTGCGGCAGCAGGAGCGGGTGCTGGAGGAGCAATAGCAATTAGTACAAATAGCAATGCATCAACAAATGCACTAATGCTTTCGGCTCCGGGCAGAAGTACTGATCCGTCTGTACTTTTCTCTGGCGAACGATACTATTCCATGATCTATCGTTAATCGGAGAGACAGGATTTGAACCTGCGGCCCTCTGCTCCCAAAGCAGATGCGCTACCAAACTGCGCCACTCCCCGCCATACTCAAATAATCTGAACCCACTGTGGCTGCTGTCCACGCTTAAGATAAGCAGCCTTTGCAAAGTTCCACTCTTCCTGCTCGTACAGGGAAAACGATTCCATATTGAAGACAAACTTCTTGTCCTTATGTGAACCCTTCTTCAACTGCGAGTAGAAGTCTTTGATCGCTTCCTTTGATAGGTTGATATTGTCTTTTCCTGCCTGTGCCTTAAACTTTGAAAGAACGGTCCCAACACCAGACTCCTCATTAGTTCCGATGTAGACAAATTGTTCACCATCCTTGAACATTACGGAGTGCTGTCCGAAAGCCTTTCCCAACTGTATAATCTGTGCCTTCTTTACCTTTGGGATAAAGAGGCTCAATTCCTCTACAGCCGTGTCTCCTTCAACATAGCCACCCTTCATTTCAATAAAGCCCAAGCCCATTCCACGAACTTGCTTCTTTAGATCTGCGTGACGCTGTAAGTTCTCTTCCTTTGAGTACTGACCACGGAAAGAAGAAACAATACCAAAGTCCTTGTCCTCATCTTGGATGTACTGAAAGATCCTAGAGAGTTTGGCTTCTGAAATGAAAGATTTGAATGTATCCATTGTGTTCTCCTTTCCCATATATATCAATGCCAAAGGTGGGACTTGAACCCACACTGTACTGATTTTGAGTCAGTTGCCTCCTGCCTTTGGGCTACTTTGGCCTATATTACCTTTGAGTTTTAGTGCAGTAGTCTTGCATGACAATACCGCTTGCTGTTCCCACATTGAGGCTCCGAACACTTCCATACTGCCTAATATACAGGCAATGCTCGGAGATGTCAAGCACTTCCTGCGGAATTCCAATTTGCTCCTGTCCCATGATGATGAAATAGTGCTTGCACTTGTCCCACTTAAACCCATCAATAGGCTCGGCATCTCGGACATTATCAATGGCTACTGTAACAGAATCAACTACACCATCCATAGCCTCATGGAGTTCTTTCAGAGTCTTGAAGTGCTTGATATGGGAATACTGGTGGGTTCCAACAGCACCACGACGATCCCACTGTTTATTTCCGTAAATCCAGACTTCCTTTGCTAGGAATGCATTGGCATTACGGATCACAGTTGCGATATTGAAATCATTGCCAAGATTACAGCATACAACAGTAAAGTTGTGTCTCTTCTTGTCAAGATCTGTGAGGATCGCTTCATGCTTCCAGTAGTGATAGTGGTCTATGATATTTCGTGTTTCAGCCAATCCAAGCGGGTTCTTGGTGGCTACGGTTGAGTCGATGCTTGACTCCTTCAAAAGACTTTCTGTTTCTGTTTCCATCTTCAAAGGCTTTCTTTTCATTGATGAGTTCGTTTGCTTTGAACATTCCATGACTCAAGCCAACTTTATAGCCGTCTTCTTTGCCCTTTTTAAGACCAAGTTTATAGAAAACAGCAGATGAAAGAATACCCGCTCCCGCAATTACCAGTTCGATTATCATTAGTTCCTCCGTGCGCTTATCTAGGCACGGTCTTATTAAGATTGTGTAAATTCAATACCCTAACGGGGACTCGAACCCCGACTCACCGCCTTGAAAGGGCGGGGATTTAGCCAGTTAATCTATTAGGGCGTATTGCCCCGCCGAAGCGGGGACTTTTGGTGAGTCTTTAGTTAGCCAGCACCGATTGCAGAGAAAGCCCCTGCAACTGCGTTCCAAACATAAACCACACCATCCTTGATAAGGGAAACTCCGTTCCATGCGAATGGAAGAAGGGCAAGGGTCACAAGAAGTGACCGAGACACTCCAACCTTACCAAGCCAACACGAAACCTTATCACAGCCACCATTGATGGGGCACACTTCATTAGCGTTCTTACTCATTTTTTCTCCTTTCGTAAAATACGCTTACTTACGCTTGCCAGAGCAAGCCGTCATACATTCAGAACTGCAATTGTCAATTCTGGTATGAATTTGGGAAGTCTCATCGGAGATATAGCGATAGACAGCATCCATATCTCGTCCGTTGTCATCCCGAGTAGAGTCAATCTTGTGATGAATGTCCTTCACTACATCATCAAAGGTGTTCTTGGAGACACAATTTGCAATCTTGTCTTCAAGTTCAGAAATACGCACATGGATGTTATCCGTCTCACGCCAGACTTCACTGCGCTCTTCACGGGCTTCAGCCTTGCGGAGGCGTTCGTTGAGAACCTTGATGGCTCCATAGAAGCAGAGAATACCAGCACCCGCCGCAACTCCTGCAATCTTGAACTTGTCATCGAATGCAGCATATGCAGCGATGCCTGTGGCAGCAAAGCCAACAAAGTTCAGAACATTCTCACTCTTCAGATCGTTCATTATGCGTCCTCCTTTAAAGGGGTAATAGGGTAAAACCTTCACTCGACCAAATCTAATACTGTAGTCACTTCGCATTTTTTCCTCTTTCTTCAGTACGCCGTCTTGGATTCGAACCAAGTCTTATTCGATTATAAGTCGAACTGAGATGACCAAGACCTCCCACGGCGCATCACTCATTACACAGGTAAGTATACCCGTTACTCTGCTGTTGTCAAGTCTTCTGAAAACAAAATTCTCGACTTCTTGTTGTTTACATGACCTGATGGAGTCTTGATGAGGTAATTGCTCTTTTGGCGGTCTTCATCGTGACCCACTCTATAATTAATCTGCTCCACTCCCATTTCAGACATTTTGTGTCTGATGTTTAGCAATTTGATGATTTCTTCCCCAATCTTTACGGCTTCTTCTTCTCCACCTGACAGGGGAATATCAATATGTAGTCGGTATCCACTCATTCTTTAGTTCCTTTGAATTGATTATCAAGGAGTTCACAGTACTCTTCTAAACCGTGAAGAGCGTCCTCAAGGCTGTTGTAATCTTTGCTTTTTTCGGTAGCAGACTCATTCCAAAAAAACCACTTCTTTGTATCTTTGTCGTATTGAATAGGACAAGATCTTACAAATCCATGATTTTCAAGAATTGTTTCCAGCAACACCTTCGCTATCTCGGGCTTGCTCATCTGTACCTCCACCGTTCACTTGGATTATCAGAATATCCTTTATCATGTTCTGAAGTTTTTCCATGTCGTACTTGAGTCTTTCGTTTTGCATTTTCAAAACGATGTTTTCTTTCTTCAGATCGTCAATCTCTATTTCTGTCATCTATGCTCTCCTTTGGCGGCTGAAACACAGGCTTATTTGTGGCATTCAGCATCAACTTTAGGCAAGATATCAGTTCTTCAACTGAATCTCCACATGGAGCCATTCCTTCCTGAATCCAGCCTACAGGATTATCTTCGCTATCATAGTACACTTCACCAATGCTGTAAAAACCGTCCTGACCTCTAAAGATACGATAATCCCATTTTGACAATTCTTTTCCGTCATCCGACATTTTCACTTCTCCAGTCTCTGCACAATTTTCTGTAATTTAGCAGAGCCAAATCCTTTGCCTTCGCCTCAATCATCACATCGTAATCACCCCGAAGGTCGGGAATGGGTTCCTGTATGTAGTCTGAATGGGCTTGGGGTCGGGAATTAGGTTTTGATTCGGAATAATGAATCTTTGGAATTTCGCAGAATCCCTGCCAACTCTCGAAAGCCATGTCGGCGGCTTCCTGTACAGATTCCTGTTTACAAAATCTGTGGTGGTGGATATCCAAAACCAGTTTGACTCCACACCGCTTCCATATCTTTGAATATAGATCGGTCATTGACCACATGGATTCCTTGTCGTCGTTCTCAAGGGTAAGACGGGTTTTTACCTTTTCGTCCAAGCCCGTATACGCCTCGCAGAAGCGTTCGGCTGTTGCATCCTTCCCTTCGTATACCCCTCCCACATGGATGTTGATAGCGAATTCCTCGCCGTATCCTAAAAGATCAGAAATAAGGGAATGCATATTCAAAGAAAGAACGCTCTTATCTTTGATTTTAGGATCGGGGGAGGCGAGGCAGGTATAGGGACCTGGATGGCAGGAGAGCCGCATCCCCACGGACTTGGCAAATGCCCCTGCTCGGGTCAGGGCGGCTGTAATGGCTTCCCTGTGGGCTGTGGAGAGGTCGTTCAGGGTATAGCCAATCTCGGGATGATCCATAAAAGGAAAGATTCCGCTACCAATTCGGAAGAATCGGATATCATTATTATGATTCCACTCAAAAATGGGCTGGAGATCATTGCAATTTTTGACTGCAATTTCTCCAACCCGCTCCAAAGAGAAACCACTCTGCCGCAAGGTGCGGTCAGTCATAATTCTGTCTTTCTTTTTCCTGCCCTCTTCAAGAGAGAGGTTCTGGCAAGCATACCCGAGATGGCGAATACCCATTAGCGACTCCTGCTGTTTACACGCTGTGCTCGTCGTAGATTCTCACGGTCATCCGCAGAAACCACGACAAGTTCTGGTGCTGTCTTGTGATGCCAATCCATAAACCCTACACGCTTTGATTCGGTAGAACACCCAACACAGGTGGTTGTGTGCGGAACAATTTCCACACGAATCTTTGGAATAACATTACCACAAGTCTTGCAGAATTTCATCTGTAATCTCCAAAATCACTTCATTCGATTGAGTTTTCTTGCTCGACGCTTGCTGCTACCAATCTTTCGACGGCGGCTGAAGCCACGGTGTCTACCTTTACGGCTCATGCTCTAACTCCTTCCTCTATTATCCATTTGCCTCTATTGATAATTCGTACTTCAATCTTTCGCTCTCCGTCGAGGTGCGCCCTGCGCTGCTTGGTGATACCCTTACCCCAACCCATAGTGCGGCAGATTGTAGAGTTATGACGGCGAACAGCAGAGCCTTCTCGCTCTGCTGCTAGATCTAGATGGTCGATATGTCGTTTAGGCATGGCGAAAGTATACACCCAAAAAGGGGTAGAGTCAATAGGCTACAATTTGTATTTTTCGCCTACTGCTTTTCCATTAATTACCTGTTGGAAAACTACACAAGTGGAATGGAGATCTTCTGGATTCTTTCCAGCACGGGCTTTAGCCGTAGCATATTCCTTTTCAGTTAACAGAAGAGGAGTATAGTATCCATCGGTACTAAGGTGTCCAACAAAATAGTACACCTCGTTTTCCATTCTTTTTCTGTCTTTGTTTTTTGCCATAGGTTTCCTCCAACCTTATTTATCATTTCGATAAGGCAATCTTCGCAGTACAGTACAGCCCATCTCTTCGTCCCATTTAATCCAGTAGCCACGGGAAACCAATTCACGCATTGCAAGCACCTGATAGTCTTTGAATTTAGACATCGCATCAGGGTCGTTTTCTACAATGTCAAGAACGGCATCTTCAATGCCGTTGATCCAAGCAGCAGATCCTGTGTTTTGTGAAAATTGCTTTATGGCATCAACAACAGTGTTCTTCAGATACATCATTTCGTATTCAATCGGCATCTCTTTCCTCCCGTGTCCAGTCTCTAATTTGGATTTCACAATCAAAAGGAAAGTGCTTCAACACCCGTCGAGCCTCTAGGCGCACAGCCTTTGGTACACGGGGAGTCTTCTTTGGATTGAGTAAATCATACAAGAACTGCCTTGTGGCGGTTACTGCTCGTATCTTTTCTTCAGGGAGACTCATTCCACTCTCCAAATGTCTTTAGTTTAGGAATCTTTACTATGAGTACAGGAACCGATTCCGCATACCAGAACGCAATGTCCATTCTTGTATTGCCTCCCATTATGCGGAGCGATCCATCAGGAAACTCCAAGACAATCGGAACAGACATCTCCCCCTTGCCCTTGATCTTGGATTCCAAATCTGCCAGTGTCTTTTCGTTTCTGTATTTGGGGTAGGATCGGTAGGACTTTATGAGGGAAAGGAGTTCTTTCATTGAACCTGTTTGACTGCGATTCTCTATTTCCCTGTCCATTGCTGGTGTTATTTTCCTAATCTTCCCTTTTTTGGCTGCTGCAACAAAAGACTCTAGTGTAGGAAAAATATCACCATATTCAGGCTCTATGTGATTGCGGTATTCAATCTCATATTCCTTCTTCAGGTCTTCAGGTCTTGGTCGAATCCATTTAGGCATACAGGTATATATTATCCCTGTTTGCCGTCCACAATCTTCCCATAGATTCCGCAGTCCTCTTCGACTCGGACAACAGAGTAGCACTCTTCCAATTTCATACCCTTGCGGAGCCGATTCATACCATCACACTCGGCTTCGGCATCAGGCTTCTTTTTGAAGAAGAGAATCCCACTTGTGGGTTCCTTCTTTTCATTGAGGAAATTGTCTCGGAGCAAATGGGACTCGTCTCCACGAATTGCAATGGCATAGTATTTCATAGTGGTTGCGGAGGGACTCGAACCCCCGAAGCCTATGGCAGCAGATTTACAGTCTGCCCTCGTTGCCGCTTGAGTACACAAACAAACTGATCTGACAGTATTCGAAGTTCGAATCCTGGATTCGAACCAGTAACCTATCCGTTAACAGCGGATTGCACTGCCGTTGTGCTACAGATCAACGGAAGATGTGGGATTCGAACCCACGATAGGATTGCTCCTATACAGCATTTCCAATGCTGCTCCTTCAACCACTCGGACAACCTTCCCTATTTCTTCTTCAGGAGAGAAAACAAATATCCAAAGGCATCCCATATCCAAAATGCTACATTTGCCGCAACAGCAGCAGCACACAATCCAATGTAGACTACAGGATAAACAAGAAAGTCCTCTGCAAAGTTTTTCACTCTTCGTATCTGCATAAGATTATACCCTTCCCGTCTCCTTTGTCAACCAAATAGTTTAAGTTTGCTTCATCAGTCCAACAACCGCAATTGAGATAATGGATCTTTCCAATCATTTTATCTGCTGGTTCGTGGATATGCCCACAGATCACGCCATCATATCCATTTTGTTCTGCGTATTGTGCAAGGTGCTTCTCAAAGTTACCAATAAACATTGTTGCCTTTTTGAGTTTTACCTTCACATACTTTGAAAGAGATGAGTATCGTAGACCCATCTTCTTTCTGCACCAGTTGTACCACTCATTTATGTCTATGAGAAGTTCATAGCCAACATCTCCGATCTTGGACAAGAGTGTTCCAATCTTGTATTTACATACCAGATCAAACTGGTGTCCGTGCAAGACAAGGTAGCGACGACCATCCGATGCAGTATAGTCGCAGCGTTCGTGGAGATGGACTCCACCAAAAGACTTGGACTCGGAGAACCTGTGCATAAATTCATCGTGGTTTCCCCAAATATAATGCACTTCTCCGTGCTTTGCTTTCTTAAGCAGACGGCGGATACAGTCCACATGATATGTCTGTGTGGACAAATCCATTTTGAAAGCCTGATTGAAACGCCAAATGTCTATGACATCACCAACAAGATAAATGCAAGAACTCTCATCTTTTTTGATAAAGGATGAGAGTAGTTTTGCTTTGCACTTGTTTGATGCAATGTGCATATCTGATATGAAAAGGGTTTGCTTCATGCTTTTATGTAGAACGGACAGAGAAGGATTCGAACCCTCGGATGGTTTCTAGAACCATCGGCGGTTTAGTAAACCGCAGCATTAGACCACTCTGCCATCTGTCCTGTTACTTCTTCTGATCCTCACACTTAATCATGTCATCTAGCATGAGATGAACTCTGCCTAGATACCACCCTATATGAAATGAAACTCCTGCAACTATCAAT